TAAGTTAGCTGGTGAACAACCTTCAGCAATATTGATATTAGTTATATCTGTATTATCTGCTGCTGTTGTGCTAAATTCTGAAATTTTGGTTTTTGCCATGTTTTATCCTTGTCTGAGCCATATATCGTTACTTGGTGTTACTTCTGTCCATGTATTTGCACTTGCTGTTACATCTGACCATGCGTCTGTAGATGGTGATATTGCAGTCCATGTATCTGTTGAAAATGTTGAGTCTGTCCATGTATCTGTGCTAAATGGTGTAGGTGTCCATTCTTCACCTTGTATATATCCTTTAGCAGTTACTGTGCCTATACCTTCTACATAAGCAAAACCAGCTAATACAGCGTTAGCACTTGCTGTGACTGTAGCAAAGGCATCTATATCTGCTACACCTGATACTACATAACCACCAAGAGCTGTAACTGTGGCAGTTCCTGTGATAGATGCACTATCAAATGTAAGTCTGTTAGCGTCTGCTGTGACTGTACCTGTTGCTGTAATACTTGCTGCATTTGTTCTTGTTCTTTGTGCAGATGCTGTAACTGTAGCATTAGCTGTAATAACACCGTTAGCAGAGAATATGCTATTAGCGTTAGCAGTAACTGTAGCGTTACCTGTGATAGAACCAATACCAAACTGAACTCTATTACCATCTGCTGTGACTGTAGCGTTAGCAGATATACTACCACTACCGAATAATGTTGTATTAGCACTAGCACTTACTGTGGCTGTGCAATTGACATCTGCATTACCATAGATAAATGAGAAGCCATCTACAGTAATAATAGCGTAGCAAGATATATCTGCACTACCTGTGCGTTCTCTAGTAGCGTCAGCAGTAACTATGCCTGTGCAGTTTACAACTGCGTTACCAAATTGTAGTCTAGTGCCACTAGCTGTTACAGTTGCATCTGCTGTGATAGACGCACTAAATGGTAGTATTCTAAATGCTATTGCACTTACGGTTGCATCTGCTGTAATAGCAGCAGAAGCTGTGATAACTTGTCCACCTGTTACAAGAGAGCTAAATGGTGCTTGGGATAAGGCATGAAAGCCAAACATTTAGTTCTCCTTAAATTGTTATTTCTTCCCAGCTAGTATTGGATTCATTCCATTTATACATTTTGCCATCTTTAGGATATGCTACAGGCGCTTCCCATAACCATGTTGTATTGTTTAGTGTCCATGATGGAAATGGTTGTGGTGCGTAAAATACGTCATTAGTAGCGTCATAAGTATAACCAATACCAGCATAGTTACCACGTAAAGGTCTACCTTCTGGATGTTGATTACCATGTGTGTTGTATGATGTTTGTAACCAAGTACCAGGACTTGAGTCTACAAATGTATCAAAGAATTCTTTTTCTGCTACTATGACTTGTGTTACTTTACCGTCTGTTACTTTTGCAAAATGTGACATATTTTTTCCTTATGCTGTATATGAGCCAGAGGCTGTGAATTTAATAATTGTGCTATTACCTGAAGTTGTGACTGTAGGACTTCCTGTAGTTGTACCTGTGTAGTAAAATGTAGGAACTGAAATAATGACTACGCCTGAACCACCATTACCTCCAGCAGCTCCCATACTACCACCACCGCCACCACCTAAATTAGCAGTTCCTGCAGTTCCAGCAGCATTATTACCACCAGTACCCCCACCACCATTACCTCCTGCACCACCAGTATTAAGATATGCTGAACCACCGCCACCGCCAGCATAAAATGTTGCTGAACCAGTAATAGAGTTAGATACTCCTACACCTCCAGCACCTCCAGGACCTGCGTCTGTACCACTACCACTAGCTGAACCATTGCCACCAACAGCTCCAGCTCCACCACCGCCTGAAGCAGATGCAAAAGTACTTCCTGGTGTATTTCCTCCAGCAAACCCTTGACCTGATGTACCAGCACCACCGCCAGCATTATTACCATCACGACCACAACCACCACCTGAACCACCTGCTGCACCACTAGAGTTTAAATCACCACCACCGCCACCACCTGTAGAGGTTAAACTAAAGCCTGTAGAGTTTGAACCATTAGTTCCTCTTGTTGAGTCTGAATTAGTGCCAGCACCTCCAGCTCCAACAGTAAATGAATAGGTAGTTCCAGTAGTTAATGTTGTAGTTCCAGATAATAAACCACCTGCACCACCACCTCCACCACCACCAGCACCACCTGCTGCTCCACCTGCTCCAGCAACAATTAAATAAGAAGCTGTATAAATAGGGGATGTTCCAGCGTTTGACCACATATTATATGTAGCATTATAAACTTCTAATTGACCTGTAGTTGTATTATAGCCTTGTTGTCCTGTACTAGGAGCAGACGGTCTTGTACCAGTAGTCCATGTAGCATTAGTTATGCCATTTGTGCCAGATATATTTACAGGCATTATACTGTTCCTTTATATATTAGACTCATGCTGTGTAGCTTCCTGATGCGTTAAATGTAATAATTGTGTTTGAACCTGAAGTGGTTACTGTAGGGCTTCCTGTTGTAGTACCAGAGTAGTTTGTTGTTGGTACTGAAAGAATAACGACACCAGAACCCCCATTACCATTGTCACCACAACCACCTCCTCCTGTGTTGGCTGTTCCACTTGGTGTGCCACTTGATGAACCTCCTCCACCTGTACCTCCAGTTCCTTGTGTAGAATTTCCTTTACCACCACCTCCCCCTGCATATGTAACAGATGTACCAGTAATAGATGAAGCTGAACCATTACCACCATTACCTCCAACATTAGTTGAAGCATTACCACCAACAGCACCAGCACCGCCTCCGCCACCTGATGCTCCACTATTTGAACCACTAGACCCTGTACCTGTGCTTGGAGCAAAAGCACCACCAGCACCAACTGTAACTGAATATGTAGTACCAGATGTTAAGCTAGTTGTGCTTGTTAAATATCCACCTGCTCCACCACCACCACCATAATAATTTCCGCCACCAGCACCACCAGCTACAACCAAATAAGAAACACTATATGTATTTCCTGCTGTACCTGCATTTACCCAGCCACCAACAGTATTGTATGCTTCTAACTGACCTGTGGTTGTATTGTATCTTGTCATACCATTTACAGGACTTGCAGGTCTCTGTGCAGTCGTTCCTGTAGGTATATAAGCACCGCCTGTAGATGAGTCAGCTATAACTGGAACACCTGTTGTTGCAGGAAAAGTAAGTGTAGTAGTACCTGCGACTGCTGGTACGTCTAGTGTGACTGAACCTGACGTTGCACCGTTAAGTATTAGTTTAGCCATTAGTTATTCTCTTTTAAGCTATGTATTGCTTGTAAAAAATAAATCATCCTGTATATGAACCTGAAGCGTTATAAGTAATAATTGTGTTAGAACCTGATGTAGTAACTGTAGGTGAACCTGTTGTTGTTCCAGAGTAGTTTGCAGTTGGTACTGATAAAATAACGACACCTGAACCTCCTGCACCACCAACAACTGTATTACCTAATTGAGATGAACCACCGCCTCCGCCACCAGTATTAGCAGTTCCTGCTGCACCTGCTCCAGCATTATTTGCACCATTACCACCACCTCCTGCTCCACCTGTACCAGCAGTATATGTTGAAAAAGCTCCGCCTCCACCACCACCAGCACGAGTGACTGATGAACCTGTTATAGAAGATGCAGTTCCTGCTCCACCATTACCACCAGCGCTTGCAGTTGCATTAGCACCAACAGCACTAGCTCCACCTCCACCGCCACCACCAAAACTAGTAGAAGTAGTATCTCCTGCTCCACCATTATTTCCTTGACCTGAGGTTCCACTACCACCACTGGTATTTGGACTTCCTCCACCACCTGAACCACCATTACCACCAGCACCATTTACATTATTACCACCATAACCACCACCAGTAGAAGAAACTAAACTTCCTATGGATGATGTACCACCCTGAGTGCTTGCAGCACCGCCAGCACCAACAGTAATTGTATAAACTGTACGAGGTGTTAAATATGTAGTTCCAGCTAAATATCCGCCAGCTCCACCGCCAGCACCTATATTAACTCCTGTTTGAGCTGTACCACCGCCACCACCACCAGCAACTGATAAATAAGAAACAGCGTATGGGCTAGCATTATTAAATTGTATCCATGATGCACTAACAGAGTCATACCATTCAGGATAGCCTATAGTACTATTATATCTAATTTGCCCTGAAGCTGCAGTTGGTCTTTGTGCAGTTGTTCCTACAGGAATTGTCATTGCACCTGTAGAGTTAAATGTTGCATTTTGTGATGTATCTATAGTAAGAGCTGCAGTACCGTTATTAGTTTGTAATACTAAAGACCCACTATTATCAGGTTGTATTACTACACCATTAGTGGTAGTTGCATTTATAATTGTACTCATACTATCACCCAACGAGAAGTAGAAGGAACGGTAACTGTAGCTCCAGAACCAATAGTAACATCACCAGCTTCTACAGAGTTATATCCTGTAGGAAATGTGTAAGATGAACCTATCGTTCCGTTATTAACATTAAGACCGTTAGAGGCTGCAAACTGTGGAGCATAAGCATCACCACTAGCATCTTGGTAAACAGCTTTTTCAGCAGGATAAGTAACGAATACGTTTTTAGTACCTGCACTAAAGTTGACTGCTGTGCCACCATTACTAGACTCTAATATAGCATCACGAGATAAAAGAGTGCCTGAAGATGTGTATGTGCCTAAACCTACTTCCCATTCTGTACCACCTACAATAGCGTAGTAAGTAGTATTAGCGTTACCGATAACAGAGAATGATTGGAAGCCAGATACTGCACCAGCAAGCGTAAACGTACCTGTGCCTGTGGTAGTAGAAGTCTCTTGGACTCTATCCTTGACGACTAACGCCATGGTTTATCCTTAAGCTAATGTAACTGAAAGGTTGCCAGATGAAATCTTAAATATATCACCAGTATCAATTGTTTTAGATGTATCCAAAGGTGAATGATATAAAAGATTACCTGAAGTAGCTGCATCATTAATACCAATCCAACCTACTGTTCCCCATGAAGCTGTTGCTGTTGGGAATGTAACGTCAGCATTGTTTGTAGTTACACCGTTAGATGGTGCTGCAAATGTAACTGATGTTCTAGCGTATGAACCACCGGATACTTCTGTACCACTACCTGCGTCTGTAGGGTCTGAAGTCCATAGTGATACATAGACTGTTGCGACTGATGTGTATGTTGTGTTACGTAGAGTAGCGTTGATTAACGCATCCTCCAAAAAGTTACTCATTTCTGCCATGATTTTTCCTTTATCTTGGTGTTACGCTTAATGTTGTGTATGGATATGTTGCACCTAAATCACTCTTCTTAATATTCGCAATTGCTCTATC